AATTTTAATAGTTTCAACTTGACCACACATTTCAATTACTTTATCTGAATCACTACTATTGTCTGAAAATTTCACTGTCGCATAAATAGTTCTTTCTTTATTTAATGGAAAAGAGCAACAATTTTCATCTACTACATAAATATCATTATCAAAGTCATTATTTATAGAATTACTATCAACAATATTAACATTATTAAGCATTTCCTTTAAACTATTGATTCCTTCATATTTTGATTCACTATTAATATGATCCCATATAGCATCAAATCGCTTCCCCCAAATATTATTTGTTCTTACACACCAAGAAGATGTGCGAAATGTTCGCTTACCTTCAATTGTAATAGATGAATATAATTTTACCATAGATCCTACAGTAGATATGCTTTTTGCAAAAAAATCATATATTTTATAAGAATGACTGATTAATATACTAATTCCAAATGCAAAAAATGTCGATATTATTGTATCTATAAATGGATCACCTGTTTTCATATTAAATAAAAAATTTATCTTGATAAAATCTAATAATTTTTCAACTTCGTGTTCTATATTCATTATCTTATATTAAAAATAATGTTTATATTGCTTTAAAATATTGATTTATGTGTTACTAGCTCTTGCGCAATCATTCCAACGCTTGAAATCATAGCCAATCTTCCATTATTCAATTCTTTATTTAATAATTCAATAGATTCTTGTGAATTTAAATCATTTTTAAGAGAAAACCCGAAATCACCAGGTTGATAGGTTTCTTTCAATTCAAATGGATTTGTATATGGATTTTTCCATCCTTTAATCATAGTACTAAATTCTGACATAAAAATAGTACATGTAATGGCTAGTTTTTGTTCGTTTGATAAATCATCAAAATTATGAATAGATGGTCCTTTTGAAAATAATTCAATAATAGGTATACTAGTAGATGCAATCATAGCAATTCTACCATGCTTTAATTCTGCTTCTCTTAGATAAGACAGTTTCGTCTCATCTTTTGAAAAATTCAATGGATCGAAATTTTCTAATGGCTTTGTAGAGCCTACAATAACCGGTTTCATAAATGTAGGTACATCTATTATAGATAATTTAGAAAATGCGCTACATAAGAGTGGTAAGTAAAAAAATACAAATGATTTAATCATTTTATATATATGTATCGCTAAATTATTTTATATGGTTTTAATTTATTTTTTTACTACAATTCTGAGGTGGCATTAAATGCTGACGTGGCAATAAATTCTGACGTGGCAGATAAATTATGGAATTCTCCAAAATATGTATATAATAATGCTAGTAATTCTACTACTAGAATAACTATAACACTATACTTAATATCAGTATAATTTTGTCTGAATACCTTTACCATATAATTATTTTCTAGATAATATCCTCTTTTTTCATAATATTCGCGAACACCTATTCCTGAAATAATTACAGTCCCGTTCATAGAATTCATAAACGCAATCGATTCTGCTTTTTCCAGTAATTTTTTTCCAAAGCCACTATGCTGGCTAGTATTTTGTGTATATTTTGAATTTACTTTTTGCACACTTCCGTACACATGTAATTCTCTAATCAATCCCTTGTTATTCAATGTGTCATAATATATAATATGGTCCTTATCATATTTGTTCGGAATTCGTAATCTTAGAAATCCATATATTGCCTTATTATCATAAGATTCAAATGAAATAAAATACTCTTTTCCATTTGATCCATTATACATTCTTACAAATAATTGAGCATCGTTATTATCATATTCTGGATGTCGTTCAATTTCACGATATCGTATATCCATACTATATAATTTATCTTCTCCTATTTTATCATTAATCACTTGTCTCATGTTTCCACATTTAATACCTCCTGATATATATGTGTCAGGAATATCTCTAATTACTCTTGGTAATCTAATCCAGGGAGGACATTCTGTCATTGCATATTGTAATACTTTTGTAATGAGTTCTTTGTCTTCTCCATAAGGTTTGTATGTGCCTTCTTTATGCCATTTTTCAATCTTAGTCCATGGGACAACTTCACATGGATATATTTTAATTTGATCTGGTTGATATTTATCAGAAGTATATACTTGTTTGAACATTTCAATGTCCTTTTCAGGTGTAGAATATGGTAAATCAGGCATTAAATGAATATCTATTTTTAAGCAATTGTTTTTACAAATTTCAATTGCTTTAATTGCTGTTTCGATAGTATGTCCTCGATTTATTTTTTTTAGAATATAATTATCTATTTGTTGAAGTCCTAATTGAATTCGTGTTACACCCCAATTAAGTAATGTCTCAATCCAGGGAATTCCATCTTCATCCTTTTCTAAAATAGCGTCAGGTCTTGTTTCAATACATATTCCAATAATCCGACTCTTTGAAGTTTTATTAAATTTTATTTCCTCTTCTAATGTAGAAATAGCCCTTTTAGTTGGTTCGAAATACATATTTACACAATAAATGAATTGTGCAAAATAATTTTTTAAATAGGCTTTGGGATACTCGGTAAATGTTCCTCCTTCTAGAATAAATTCTAGTTTATCACATTTATGACCACATACTAGTAATGAATCTAATCTGTTCTTTGTTTGATCATATGGATCAAATTTATTTCTATTTGCTCTTTGTACCGCAGGTTCTTTTGATAAATAACTTCTTGGTTGAGGAGTCCAATTATTACCTTCGTGTGCTGGTTCGTTTGGACAATAGAAACAATCATGTTTGCAACTAAAATCTTGTCCATCTGGTGTAGGAGATGTTAATATAGTAATTTGATTAATACCTGAAATATCATTTGCTGGTTTTTTTATTAGTAGTAAACATAACATATTATCATCTTCTATAATTTCTTGTTGAATAAATTTTCTGTAATAAAACAATAATACTGTCTTTTTTATTTGAACCTTATATGGATGTAAATATGTTTGAATTTCTCTTGTAATTTTATTTCTTAGTAAATTAAATACTTGCTTATGCTTTAATGCAGAAATATTTTCCAAATATACTTTCTCACTCCACTTAATTAAATGCTCTAAGAGAGAAATTAATAATTTTTCATCGTAATCTATCTCAATATCACTATTTTGACTCTTAACAATATCTTCAAGATCACCTATCATTTTAATTAAATTAAAATATATTAAATATTAATTTAATCATCAATTTTATTATTAAAGAATTATATTGTCAAATGATTTTACTTTTATAAAACTATTTTCATCTGGATATAAAGACGATTCTTCTTTTATAAAATTTTCAAAATATCTTTTACTAACTATAAATTTATTTTTACTTTCTGAGTAAAACTGGTATAATTCATGTATAGGAACTTCACTTTTACTTTCTTCATTACTATTTGTAGATTTGTATTTGTTTAGTGATTTAATAATATCTTGTTTCTTATTCCATAAACTACTACTTGCATTTATTAAATATTTGTCTTCTTCAATATTTGTATCTGGATAATAATGTTTTATCAAATCTAATATATTTTTTTCACTTATAATTGATTTATATTGATGTGTAAATAGCGAACATAACTCATCTATTTCTAACTCTTCATCATTATTATCATCTATTACAATATATTTATTCCAGAATGAAATAAATTTACTAACTTTTGGTAAAAACGCACTTGTACAGTCACAAAATATATCTTTTTCTGCATTATATTCATATTTATTAATTAATAATGATTTTAATGTAGTGATAAAAAATACATTTGGTAACTTCTCGCTGTCAACATGTTGTTTCCATAAATACTGCATATCTTTCCAGGATATTGAACAATCATCACTATGTTCAATATTTTTTTCACAAAACATATTTATTATCGTATCGTCTGTACTATTTTTTAAATATAACGCATATTTCTTTAAATCTTCATCTTTACAATGTCCTTCAAGAAATGTATCTGCTGAATTATATCTTTGTGAATAATGAGCTGCTACACAAAATAAATCTAAACCATTACTATTTTTTATTTCACTTATCCATGAATCCGTATTATTAAAATCCCTAACATCTATAATTCTACTTTCGGAAAATTTATGATCATAGTATTTAAATTTAAATTCATTTGTTAAATTTTGACTACCAAATAACATGCATGATAAATTTGTTAGTTCTTTGATCCATTTTTTTGCCTTTGGGTTTATAAAATAAATTAAATTTGACTTTTTTTTTAGTAATACATCCCCTAATACAGTTAAAAAATATTTTGCCTTTTCTCTATTATCAAATACTATAGGTGTTAATGTATTAAGAACCTTTTGAATAGTTTCTGATTCAGGAATACATGAAAAAATATCTCGTTCCTTTATTTTTTTTAAAATGGTAATTTTTAATTTTTGTTTCCAATCCATTAATGTTTTATTAGATGATATTGATGATAATATATTATGTTGCACATCATCTTCTTTTATTAAATAAAATTTATTATCTTTGTATTCAAAAAATATTTCGGTGGATGAATGATAAAAATATTTGTTATGATATAAAAATTTGTTGATAAATGATTCTGATTCTGATACTAATTTCTTTTTCCTTTTTTCTCTATTTATAATTGTTTCATTAGTATTTTTTAATAATTCAGGTAATTGTTCAATAGTATCAGTAAATTTTTGAAATATTACTGGATTATTTTTATATTCACTATAAAGCGATTTAATCGTATTTAATAGAATTTCTTCGGACATTTATTATTATTATACATTAATTTCATTTTAAACTATTTTAATATTTAGTTAATTAAAAATATTAAGACCATTGATTTAAAAAATCGAAGGAGTTCTCTGAAAAGAAAATCAAAAAAAGTATTGAAAAAGAAGATTGATAGATTAACAAAAAAAAATAGAAAGGTATAAATAATAATTTTTATTGCATATTAATAAATCATATAATTACTTTATCAAAATATATGTGATCTATGTTAATAGTTATAGAATAATTTTTTAATAATGTCATTTTTATTTTTCCCAGTCTTTTCTCTCTTAATGCTCTAGAAAATTCATCAACACATTTCAATTTCATATTTTCGATTCCATATTTATGACATAGTTTTCTTACTATTATTTTTAAAATATGATTCTCTTTTAAAATAATTTCATTTGGAATACTAATTTGCTGATTATCAATTGTTACTTTATCCATAATGACATCTATTACATATTTGTTTAATATTTCGGATACTTCTTCGCTTTCTTTACCTAATTTTAGTAAACTATTTTTATAATTATCAGTATAACAATCCGCGCATTTTGGGAAAATGTTCCGTCGCATTTTACCTCTGCAACTCCAATCTGGTGTTGTATCTAGAAAGTATGGTATATTAAACTGATGTGATATTTCTAATATATCATCTTTATAAAAGTCCAACATTGGACGATGAATTAATACATTTAATATTGTATTTCTCTCTTTAATAACGGTTAAATCGGTTATTTCACGGCATCCTCTCATTACATTGTTAAATATATTTTCACATATATCGTCTTTGTGGTGTGCTAAAAATACACCATTACTATTGAATTTGTTAGACAAATCATAATAATTATTATATCTTAATTGTCTCGTCTCTTTTTCATAAACATTTCTTTTTATTTCGGATCGTTTAAATTCTATATTCTTAACATCTAATATAATATTATTTATATAACAATATTCTATTAGAAAATCTCTCTCATCGACACTTTCATCGCGATTATTATAGTTTATATGACAACAATAAACATTCAATCCATCTATATGTTGTTTTATATGATTTATTATGAATAATAATACCATTGAATCGACCCCACCACTTAATGATATTAATATATTTGAAAACCCTTCTTTCTCGATATAGTTTTTTATTTTTAAATATAGAGGATATGATTGCAAATCATCTATATTTACACTTTTATTATAGTCATTTTGTTCCAAAATTGAAGAATATTTTAAATATAAATCCATTATTTTGATACTAACTTATATAATATATTAAATTATTTCAATTTTATTTTTTTTTATATGTTCCTTTTTTGTATTTTCGTTTTGTTCTTTTATTTTTTTTACTTCTGTTTTTTCCTCCTCGATATACTATATTTAATTCCATAGGAATTCCTGTATCTTGTGCATATTCTACTCTTGATCCTGTTGTGGTGGCTAATTCTGCTTGTTTAGACTCGCTTAGATGTTTGGGGAAATATCTTACAATAATAGCATTCATTAATCGTTCAGTCTCATTTGCATTATCAGATACTTGTGCTGCTCGTAGTTCTCTGACAAATCGTTGGGCTTTATCATTCATTTCTACATTTGGAAATCTGAATCCTAATCTCCAATAGTATGATATTACCGAATCAATAGCTTTTAATTGAACAAAGGAGATTCTGTATGCATTTGTTTTTCCTACTTCTACTATTTTATCAATTATGTCTTTTGCTCCCATGCGCACCTGATTAGCTTGATCTCCATATGCTTCGTTCATATCGGAGACAGATCTAGTGGCCATACTATGCCATGGAGCATTGCAAATTAAATCAATATAAAAATATTCTTTTGTTGCATCGCGGGGATCTATATAATATTTTACAGTAGCGAATCCACGAATATCCTCATCATATTCATGAACAAATAATAAATCGCAGTTGTCTAAACTATCTTCTGCGAATTGTTCACCGATCATTTTTTGACACAAAATTGTTCTTGCGTTTGTTTTAATTCGATCAATATAATATTGTAAGTTTGCTAGTTCATCTGGATCATCATTTCTAACATAATATGTAACGGTAGACATATATATATATAATCATAAATAATATTTTCTAATGTTTTATATAATGGTTAATGTTCCAAAACGATACATTCCAACTACACTAACAACACGCGATAAAAGTAAGCAAAGAAGTATGTTAAAGAAATCTAGAAAGCAGTATAAAAAGGGAAAATATTTTACTAGAAAGAAGGTTAAATCCTTTAAATCTAAGGACAGTCCACATATAACTAAAGCAAAAAAAATATATAATTTAGATGAAATAGTACCATCTAAATCTCTTTCGCGTAAAACAGGATGTTCAATTAATTCTTTATCTAAAATTGTTAAAAAGGGACAAGGCGCCTATTATAGTTCTGGATCTAGACCTAATCAAAGTGGTCATTCATGGGGATATGCTAGATTAGCTAGTTCTATTACAGGTGGAAAAGCTGCTGCTGTTGATTATAATATTTTAAAAGAAGGATGTAAGAAAAACAGCAAGGCGTTAAAACTAGCAAAAAAATCTAGAAAAAAACATGGGTATGGTAAACGCAAAGCACCAAGTGTTAAATTATAAATTATTTGCACCACATGCATAGTTGTTTATCTTCAGAGCAAGATAAACATTTCATAGGTATTAAATATAAATAACCAAATGGGTTAGATATGTGATCAGGATTAGAATATCCATGTACTCTTTTTTCCCGACAAGTAATACATTTACCTCGACATGGACTTAGTGGTATAATATCGCAATGTATTGATTTGTGATCTTCGCATATATAATTATATGTTTGTTGCATTTAATTATATATAATAATTACTTTTTAATTGTTTTATTCTTAATTTCTCTCTTTGGTTTTTTTGATCTACTATTTTTGTCCTTAGGAAATTTATCTAATGATTTAAATACTGTCCAAGGTTGTGATGGTCGATCTTTTAAATAAGGACCAAATCGTTTCCATTGTATATTTTGCTTAATAAATTCTTTTGCATAAAAAGGTGTTCCACATGATGTACCCCATCTACCATGCAACTCCATTTTTTTGCAAGAATCTGTATCAACAACACACCCATCTACTGCACCTCTAGGTTGATATGGTAGTGGTCTATCTGCTTGACTCATAAATGCACGATCGTCTAGTTCATAATGAGAGCAACATGTTCTAGAGCAAGGGTTAGTTTTATTTAAATAAATATCATAATGGTCTGCAATAATTTCCTTTGCTATGTCAATGTTAATTTTACTTTTATGTTGCTCCATCAATTGTTCAAGACGAACCTTTCTAGCTCCTTGATGTCTTCTAATATCATCAAAACCAGTATTAACACATTCTAAATTTCTAATTCTTGAATCATATGGTGCATTAAAACCAATAAAATATCCATTTGTTTTTTTTTCAACATTAACAAATTCCAATCCTAATTCTATTCTCATAATTTCATTTTTATTAGTATCGCCGACTAGCCATGAATTGGCGTAATCGCCAGAATTATTTTTCTTTAACATATCTACATAATCGTCTAATGTATTTGCATATTGCATACAATTTCTAATTCTGCATGAGATAGGATCTTTATGATCATATGATGTAAATCCACCAATAGTTGTTTCGGTTCCTATAAACCCTTTACTATTAATAAAAAAGTCTGTAAAACTACAGATAAACCCAGGTGCGCTTTGAAATAATATACGATGTCCTTTTTTTGGTTTAATATCAATAATAATATTAAAATATTGTCCATCAATAAAGTTATCGAATGAGTTATGAGCACAACATATTTTACCATCATGTGTATAATCTCCTACGGCCATAAATGCGGAACATTTATCTTTTGCACCACCTTCCATTTGTCCTCCTTCAGGTAATTTATCCAAAATATCACCATATTTTTCCTTAAGTTCAGGCATTTCATTTACATAATGTTTGAGTTTAGGTAGTGCATAATCAAGTGAAGAAACATTATTCCATAATATTAATTCGTCTAAATCTACATCAGCACCATTAGCTATACCTTTTATTTCATCAAAAAATTCGGGAAAGTTTTCTTCTAATGGTTTCTTAAAAATAAAATTGCTAAATTTTATAAAAAAATCAATTTTAAATCCATGACTATCAAATAAATTCCACGCCATTGTTTTTAAACATTCTTTAATTTCATGTTTTAATAGCTTACCATGAGCTATTCCTCTTTCCATAGGTGAGCCTTTTATAGAAATATATTTCCATCCGTTTTTTTCATATTTAAAACCATTTTTTACTTTCATTATAATATATAAATTATATACATATTATAATAATCAACTGTTAATATCATCTATAGTATTTGTTGTATCTTCTTCTTTTTTTACCTTTTTAGGTACAGGTTTTCCTAAAATTTTACTTACTAAATTTAAAAAACTTACAGCAAATGCGATTAAAATAACAAAAAATGCTATAATATCACTTTTGGATAGTTTTTGTTTTAGAAAAAAATAATTTATTAGCAGAATAACGGAAAATTGAGTTATAATTAATAGAAATGTATCTTGTGTTTCAGTTACTAAATTATATTTATGTCCAATATTAATAGCAATTGTCATGAAAAACCAATCTATCCATGCAAATGGTATAGCCATTAAAAATGCTTTAAACATGGACAAATTTGGATATTTTAAAGTGAAAAATTGTCCCCACATAGATATGGATTGAGCAATAATAAATGATAATAGAAACAGGGCATATTGAAAAATTTTATTCATAATATAGTATATATAATGAAAACAAATTTTACTGCTAAAAGATTTATAATATGGTTGTCATTAAATATATTAGTAGTAATATTAATGGATTTAGCTTTATTTCATCAAACTACACCTACTATGGAGAAATCACCATTTTTAACGAAACTTGGATGGGCTGAATTATGGGCAACAATCGAATGGATATTTGTTATTCCAGCAAATAGAATGGGAAATTTATTTTTAACTGCCCCACAATTATCATTATCTTCATATGTATTTGATTTTATGGGCCAGATTTTTACAAATAAATATTGGTTAAAAATTCCTACTACTATAGACGATTATGTAGGTATGGTAATAATTATATTAGGAATGATAATATCCGCATATAAAATATTTGATTAATATTTATTAATTTTTAAATATAAACGCATAAGTATTTAAAGATTTTTATTTAATTTTACATTATAGGAAGAGAATGTCGGATTCAAATAATGTATTGACTATCAAAACTGTTCAAATTGCTCCTTTTCGCACTTTAATGACTGCATTAAAGGACATTTTATTAGAAACAAATATTACCTTTAAAAAGGATGGTATTAGAATTATCAATATGGATAAATCGCATACCATGCTTGCACATCTATTCTTAGGTGCTGAAAATTTTGAGCATTATGAATGCAATGAAGAAAAAATTGTCATTGGTGTTAATATGTTTCACTTATTCAAATTAATTAATTCTATTGATAATGATGACACATTAACTATTTACATTGAGAAAAATGACTATTATGATGGTATTGTATCATTTTTAGGACTTAAATTTGAAAATGGTGATATTAAACAATGTAAAATACAAAAACTTCGTCTTATTGAACCAGATACGGATGAATTTGAGGAACCAGATGTTCATTTTTCATCGGTTATTAATTTACCATCATCTGATTTTCAAAAAATTATTCGAGATTTATCATGCATTTCTGATAGACTAGAAATTAAATCAGTTGGAAATGAACTTATATTTAAATGTTCTGGTCAATTCGCTACAGCTGAAGTAAAAAGAGAAGAGTCGTCGGGAGGAATGGAATTTATTGAAAAACAAGATTCTAGTAAAATTATTCAAGGGGAATTTTCCCTAAAGAATCTTGGATATTTCATTAAATGTACTAATCTATGTAATCAAATTGAAATGTATCTAGAAAATGATTTACCACTTGTTGTTAAGTATTATGTAGCTAGTTTAGGTACTATCAAATTATGTCTCAGTCCATTACCCAGTAATAATAATTAATAATAGCATATTATAATTTCATAGTAAATCAAATTATAATATAAACACTAAATTATAATACATATTTAATATAATGCATAAATTATTATATATTACAATGTTTTTTTCATTATTTTATCAAATATATTCTGTCCCTGGTTGGAAAACGCCAACACAATTACCGACTTCATTACCTTCAGGACAACCAACTTCATTACCTTCAGGACAACCTTCAGGACAACCGACTTCATTACCTTCAGGACAACCTTCAGGACAACCAACTTCTCATCCTACTGGACCTTCAGTACAACCTTCAGGACAACCAACAGGACAGCCTTCAGGACAGCCTTCAGGACAGCCTTCAGGACAACCAACGAGTATTCCATCTTCATTACCTTCAAGTCAGCCTTCAGGACAGCCTTCAGGACAACCAACGAGTATTCCATCTTCATTACCTTCAAGTCAGCCTTCAGGACAACCTTCAGGAATTCCTTCAGGACAACCTTCAGGACAACCATCGGGTCAACCAACTAGTATTCCATCTTCATTACCTTCAAGCCAGCCCTCAGGACAACCTTCAGGGATTCCTTCAAGTCAGCCATCAGGACAACCTTCGGGGATTCCTTCAAGTAAGCCATCTTCCCAACCTACTAGTCAGCCCAGTGCAGTACCATCCACACAGCCTACAGGACAACCTTCGGGACAACCTTCAGGTCAACCAACGAGCATTCCATCTTCATTACCTTCAAGTCAGCCATCAGGACAACCTTCAGATCAACCAACGAGCATTCCATCCACACAGCCTACAGGACAACCTTCGGGACAACCTTCAGGTCAACCAACGAGCATTCCATCTTCATTACCTTCAAGTCAGCCATCAGGACAACCTTCAG